GAAGGGGCGCCCACGCAGTGCAACATCACCCAGAGAGATGATTAATCTCTCTGAATATAACCAGAGGAGCTCTTATTGCCGCCGGACTACCTAAACCCCAAGCTGAGAACTCGCGAGGTAACACCTCGATCAGGATCTTATCGATCCAGTGTGGTCGTGTCTGGTACTCGCCCGTTTTCGGACGAACAGTTCACGCTCACCGAGTCGACAGCTGAAGGTGATTGGAAATTCGGCGGGACACAGTCAACTGTGTCGGAAGGACATCCGTTCCGCGGTAATAAATCGCGGGATGATGTTGGTGGCCCGTTTGACTCTAGTAAGATGTCACTTGGCGGTATTCCAACCGCTTCGATTGACTTCACTAAGCCAGCGGGGATCTTTGATTGGATTCGGAGATATACTTATTCCGGACCCATTCTTCCGATCGCACCATCAGGTCAGGGCAAGTTCCCATTCCCACCTCCAGGAGGTTCGTCTGACGACAACCTCGACGAGGCAGGGGCGAGAGCCATTGCTCGTATTGACCCCGGTAATCCCATCATGTCCCTCTCTACCACCCTCGGAGAACTTTATTCCGAAGGGTTGCCACACCTTGTGGCTTCCGGAACGTGGAAAAGGCGAAATGGAATCGCGCACAAAGCGGGTTCCAATTACCTTAACACACAATTCGGATGGTTGCCTCTCGTTTCTGACGTTAGGTCATTTATTGACTTCGTCAATCGTGCTGGTGCTGTGATTAAACAGTATGAGCGCGATGCGGGTAGGCGAGTTAGAAGGAGATATGATTTCCCAATAGAGAAGTCCCTTGAGACGTCCACGTCACCAGGCGTATTTCCATACGTTATGGATGGCGGAAACTATCTTGGGGGACCAGGTGTACTGACGCACACGAGAATTACTTCGCGTCGTCAATGGTTCAGCGGGGCCTTCACGTATTTCCTTCCCACTGGCTACAATGCCAGAAGCGAGTTGGATCGTGTAAGGCTCCTCACCCATCTGTTGGGTGTGGACCCAAGTCCCGAAACAATGTGGAACTTGACACCTTGGAGCTGGGCCGTCGACTGGTTCTCAAACGCCGGTGACGTTATTCAAAACGTCTCGTCGTTCCAGAACGATGGTCATGTGTTGGCGTACGGGTATGTCATGGAGAATACTACTGTGACAGACACGTACTCGCTTGATGGTTGCACCCTATCTAACGGGGCACCACTTGCGGTTCCCTCCCTAACTTTGGTCACTGAGACTAAGGCAAGGAGAAAAGCCAACCCCTACGGGTTCGGAGTCTCATGGGACGGACTTAGTCCGTTCCAAGGCTCCATTATTGCCGCGCTGGGAATTACCCGGTACGGCAGGTAGCGTTGTGCTAACCGCGTTAAAACACCATAGGAGTGATGCCTGTGTCCTTTGCTGATCCGCAATCCGTTACGATTTCGGGTACCACGACTTCCCTCCCCCGCACAGGTGTGGGGAACGGGTCGTCGGAATACACGAGCGCTGACGGAACCATTGCGCTGAAGGCCTCGAGTTCCTACGGGAACCGGACCCGACGCGTTGTGCGAATCGACCACAAGAAGGTCTCGGCGAACGAGTTCCTCCCCGACCAGAACGTCACCAGGAGCATGAGTTGCTACTTGGTGTTCGATCTGCCGGCGGCAGGATACACGCCAACCGAGGCGATGGCCATTTACACCGGGTTCAAGACCCAGCTGGCCGCCTCGTCCGACGCCATCATCACCAAACTACTTGGTGGTGAGTCGTAAAACGGCGTTGGGACGTACTTCGAGTGATCCTCCTCGTCGCCTGGGTAGCAATTATATATTGCATCTTGGCGGCAGCTATTTTCTTGGCTGCAGGCGTTATCGTCGGCGAGCTACCGCGTCAGGGAGTGTTAGGGTTCTTGATATCGATTTTATTCGACTCAAGATTCATCCTGGTATTCTCCTGGACGGTGGCGACGCTGTCGATGATTGCCATACGAAGAGAGTAGAGACAACAGGGCTTTAAACGGCCCGACACAGGCTAATGGATGCCAAACCTCTATTTAAGGAGGAAGGCTGAAAAGCCTGACGTCACTCTGGAATAGAGTAGCCAGTGAATGCGCTACTCGATGTCACACTAGCGCCATCCGCGACATAAAAACTGTCGCGGATCGGTTCGAACATGAGGGGTTCTCGTTTTTGACGATTACCCTGCCTGGCTTTGGTAAAGGGCTCGAAAAAGCTCTCGACCTTGGCCTTGCCGATCCCAGTCTCTTCAAAGGCTTTCATACGCCTAGAAAAGAGCGTCTCCCCGTGTTTCTAGGGGGTTTCACGGATCGTGTGTTCGACCGTTATAGCGGGTTCATTCTCGACGAACCTGATGTCGATGCAATTCTCTCCATTCGCCAGCTAACGCTGATGTTTGGTAAGATTCTTCTTCCCTGCAGTGATGCGAGGGAGAAGGCGGCATACGACGGTTACGTCGAGTGTGAGAATGAGGTTCGCTCCAATGATGCCACGTTGTCTGCCGTTGATCTGGCGGACTTTAAGCGGGTGTCAAAGGTGCTGTTTGGGGATATGTTCAACGTAATTGACCAAAAGGTCTTTGACCGCGAACACGTTATGCCCAAGCATGGCCCTGGTTCTACAGCCGACAAACTGCGCGGAAACGCAAAGTATCGGCAGCGGAACTGGCCAATACGTCTCCAGGAAGTCTTCCCTTGGGAGGAATTCTTGGCTCCATCACCGTCTTTTTGGGACGGGATGGCTGAGGACGTGAACCTCATCGAACCTGGAGCAGAAGTTCCCGTTAAGGTGATTTCTGTTCCTAAAACGCTCAAGACACCTAGAATCATTGCTATGGAGCCCACTGCCATGATGTATGCGCAGCAAGCTCTAAACACTTTGATTCTAGATGAAGTGAAGGAGAATAACCTCCTCCGACACTTCATGGACACGCGGCACCAGGAACCTAATCAGTTCATGGCGCAACGTGGTTCCAGAAATGGATCTCTGGCAACGCTAGATCTTAGCGAAGCCAGTGACCGTGTCTCGAATCAGCTCGTACGGACCATGCTCGAAGACCACCCACATTTGCATTGGGCGGTTGATGCGTGTAGGTCACGGAAGGCTGACGTACCTGGTCATGGCGTTTTACGCCTGGCCAAGTTCGCG